CATCATACGAGATAATTTGGTATTTCTTTCTTGGCTGACTTCATTGGTGGTGTTTACAAAAACCATCATGGTTTTGTAACCCAAGTCTTCCAATTCTTCTTTGATGTGATTGATTTTTTCTATGTTATCGGCTGGTCCATTAATGATTAAGGGACCACGGTTACGAATGGCTTCTCTGCGGAAATCATTGGTTTTCTCAGATAGTTTTTGTTTGTCAACCAGATAATCAAATGCCTGTGTGGCGTTAAGTTCGACAGCACGAGATTCTGCAATGGCTTCACGGATAATAATATCTTTACCTGAACCAGGTCCACCAGTCACAAAAATGGCCTTGAATAGTCCACGATTGATATTTTCATGCAATCCCATGCCTTTGCGTGTATCATGGTATAGTTCTTTTGCATGGTGGTCAGCAACATGTTCTGGAACACCCTTTTTAAACTCTTTGTAATTGCCTGTGGAAGCGTGATGACGCATTTTACTGCCAGACATACCTTCTGTGCCTTCTGCATCCGGATCACGGTGACCGGCAGAATGAACAGTAATCTTTTTAAAGTTATAGTGTCCGTGACCACCCTTAACACCGTTGTATTTGTTCAACGAATGCTTAAACTCTTTGACACGGTCAGAACCAACTACCACATGAAGATGAGTTACCCCTTTCTTATGTGCTTCGGCTGCATGGTGAAATATACTTGGTTTTTCTTTTGAAGATGTTTCAAAATGAGTGCCTGGTGAGTACCGTTTTAAATGTTTAACTTTTTGTTCACCAGATAATGGATTCTTTTTTGAATCTTGTGAATGTGAAGCAATAACAGAGTGTGTTGCGTTATGTTTATCTGCAACTTCTTTTACTTTATGAATGAGTTTTAAATGTCCAGTGGTTGGAGGATTCATACGACCAAAGGTCATCACATGGTGTTTCTGTGACGATTCTTCTTCTTGGACTAACTCTAAAAATGACTTCATTTTCTAACTTTAAGTAAATTTGCTTTAGCGAACTCTGCTCTATTAACTAACTTTGTCGGCTCACCTGCATGATGAACCACAAAACCTTCTGCATCTGTCTTTTTACTATCTATATGATGTTCCAAACCGCCTGTATTCTGATTTAAAGTTTTCACTAGAACATTTTTTGCTTGTTGTAGATGATGATGCATTTTCAACAGATTATTATAATGTTCTTCATTACCTTTTATGTGGTCTATATGTGTTTTAAGTTCGGTTTGTTTACGAGATTGTGCAGCTGGAGTTTTCAGTTTTGATGCTGCCTTTTTGTATATATTAGTGATATGTTTCTGTAATCCTTTGGCTGTAGGAGTTTCATCTTTACGAACAGTTTGATTGATATAGGTTGCCAGACCACCAGCTTCACCACTATGTGGGTGTGTTGCACGATACATGGCTGCACCATGTTTGTCATGTAATTCTTGGGCGGCTGCAATATGTTTTTTATATTGTTCTTGTGTTTTTTCTGAATAGTTTACTTTACTAGTATCATGTTCTGCGGATTTATGCCAGACATCTTCATGTTGTTTGAAATTATGGACATCTGGATGAGGGTCGGCTTTCATATCGGTAATGTTTTTACCATGATACTGTGTATGGACTACCACACCGACTTTTGCCTTTTTAATTCTTTCGGCATCTTCGCCTTTGGCAGTATACTTTATGGTATTTGGTGTGAATGATACTCCACCTTTGTGTTCGTGTTTATCATCATGACCAAACATAACATCACCTTGATACACTCCCTTCTTTGGAACGACCTTCTTTAGGTGCAAGGCGTCTTTTAATTTTGCCACCAATCCTGGTGCGTGTCCGTGATTCTTTTCAATATCTTTTTCTGTATAGTTAATCTTAGGATTCTTATTGAAAGCGGATTTACTGGCCACAAAAAACTTACCATTTTCTGGATGGTGACCAAAAACAAGAGATGGTGAACCGTCATACTTCATTGTAAGATGTGAACTATGACCACCAGATTTAATATGTTCGTGTGCGGTATTCAATGCATCTCTGGCATGTTCAAAGCCAGCCGCTCCGTGAAAGAGTGGACGATCCTCAGCATGATGAATATGCTTAAGTTTGCCACTAACTTCCTGAGTTTCCTCTTTCAGAAACGTTAAAAAAGACAGCATTGATTTCCTTACTAGATTTGCAACACACTTTGGTTGCCGGTTGCTTATTTATACAACTTCTTAATTTTTATGGTGTAACCTTAGAATTATTGGGTTCGATATATACGACCTCAAATGTTCCATTTAGTGCCCTCAAAATCAAGCCAATAGGTTGTCATCTTACCTTTACCCTCCATAAGATAGAATGGTAAAGTATGAATCAAACCACGACTGGATCCATAGTATAACAGGTCTTTAGGTCCTCTGTCAAGCGCCCAAGCAAAGTGGCTAGAACCTGTATCACCACCCACAAAGACTTCGGCTGTGGTAATGTGGTAATAATTCTGCACAAAGTTGGTAGAATACCGCCAGCCTTCGTATGGGCATCCTTCGGTTGGTTCACCTTTTTTACAGATTATCTTTTCATAATCTTTGTATTCTTCGGTAGAGAATTTTTGTATGATTTGTTCGTATACTTGTTTTGGCCAGTTTCGCCATTGATTATATGGTGCATCAAATAATGGAAACACCGCAATCTTCTTTTCCATTGGTGCAATATTTTTTATTTTTACCAAATCACCAGATATATCACGGAAGTCCCAAACATTTACTTTTCTCCAAGGTAAAGATTGGTCACCCGGTTCTGTTGAAAAATAGTTAGTCATCTTCAACATTATCTCATAGAATGTCTGACAATGTGTATCATCGCTAACACTTCCTGGTTTCAAGTGAAATTGAATTAGAGGATTGTTATTTGTCTTTCGAATATGTTCTAACACATTTGCAACGGCAATCATATCACCATTACGAATAGTGCCAAAGGTACCTGGTTCAATATTAACAATCATAGAACAACATCTTTAACATAAACTAATACTGATTTACGGTTACCATAATAATGGCGTTTAAAATCAAACTCAACAGGATGGCCATCCCACATTCTCATATCTTCATCCCAACAAACAATCGTTTCTTTGTTCATCAAGTCAGCAAGAATACCAATGCCGGTGAATGTGGTTATAAAAGGCTTTGCACTATATTTGATAAGATTTAGATTGTGCATAAGTGATTTACTATAATCGAGATATTCAACTTTACTTGGATCAGGATTTACACCATCTCTAACTACTTGTGTTTTTCTGCGTGTATCGATAGTGTGATGATTCCAACGGTCACCAATAATATACTTGTTACTGAAATCTTCATAAGGTACATCTTCAATCATCAATTCAAAACTATCATCGACTTGAAAATTAATTTGATAATGGTCACGAACCCAATTCTCATATCGGCAAGTTTCTATTGGCCGATTGGGATCATTCTGATCCATTCTTGTCCATGAACTGAGATTCATTGCGCCATTGAAAAATACTTCATCATCAAATTCAACCGAATTGATACATGGCTGTTGTAACAATAATTCTTTAATACCAACAAACTTTCTCATTTCACCACGGATCACAAGGTCAACAGGCTTACCACCATCAGATAAAGATATGCCTGATATGACAGGCAATGCGTTGGAAAAATCTCCTAGATTTGCGGTACAACTAACGTGTATTAACATTATATTCCTTAAATACAATAAACCAATCGTTACTATTCACTCTATGTAATTCAAATATTTCTGGCTTTTGAAGATAAGACATTAGTAATAAAGTCTGGTCATCATCAATCAAATTATTTTTAAACAGTTCTTCTAAATTGTGGTGTATTAATGCTTCCAATACTGGCCACATTTCTTTACCGGCAACAATACAAGGACCTGTAATGTGAACATCATTGTTAAAAATAACATCTTCAATATATGTTCCTTCTTTCCAATCTTTAAGATTAAAGAAATGTATTTTATCTTTGTTAAATTGATATTGCCAGTTAGTAACACCATTAAGTGTTGATTCTTCACGACAATAACCAAAATCAAGCCAAGAAATCAAGTCTGTTGTAACTAGATTTTGTTTGATGGCCTGATTAACAAAGGATGCTTTCAACATATTAATGAGAACGTAGTCAGCACTCCAGTATTCTGGATTTTTTACTTGCATGGGATTTATTTTAGATTGAAATTCTGGATTACTTTGAACCGTTTGAATTTCACTTCTTAATTTTTTAAAACTGTCTTGAAAATCGACAGTAAGAATATCGGTTGGTTTATTTTGCCGTAAGAATTGTATGTCTTTAACGAATTCTTTGGATGTAAAAATAACCATTGGGTTATCAAGTTTGGCCATATGACCAAATCGTTTCATATAGGTATCTGTAGTTCGGTGTAAGTAATGTGGCAGGCCTTTATCTGGCGTCCAATTACTTCGACCAATATCAAAGAAAGCAGTTACTATTGTAATGTCGTTCATGCTAATGCAGTATTAAAAGTTAAAATTTCATTATCTTCTGGCCAATAATATTTTTTATAGTTATTAATGATTTCAATGTGTTCTGGTTGTTCTTCTACAAACTTGTCAAAATGAAATCCTTTTTGATGATGATGTGTATCGGTCATATAAGGATTTTCTGTATAATCTTTACCACAAAACATATAGTAAGCCACCATAAAACAATCCATCCAACCAATTGTAGGATAATAATTATCTTGTATGTAATCCCACTTATCATTGACTAGTGTGGTCATTTTTGTATAGTTTCTCAAAAAAGTTTTTACATTATAAATTGAACCACCGCCGCCACCATAGAAATCAGTTTTTGGTTTTACACCAGAGAATTCTTCCATCATCTTTAATACTTCAGGTGGAAAACGATTACCATGGCTAATCTTATGACAGGCCATTTCCCATTCATCTTTTACTGTAATTGGTTTCTTAACCCAAACATCATCTTCAACCATCATGATATGTGATGTGCCACAATTTTCACAGGCATAGTGAAATCTTTCCAACCACATTAAAACTTTTTCTTTTCTATATCCAAATGGTTGTGTTGGATATCCTAACTTGTCATTGAAGTAATGATAATCTAAATTGTATTGTTTGGCAATACCAGATAAATCATCGGCTGCATCTGAGCCTAAAAAATAATAGGCATTTGGATGATACTGTCTAATATTACTGACTACTTTTTCGGTAGATATTTGTTTACCAGCAGAAGCTAAGTGTAGAAAAGATATTGTTGCCATTACATTAATCTCTCTGACCAAGTTTTAGGAGTTTTTTCGGTTACGATTTCTAAAGGATAAGCATAGTCAAATTCTTTAGGACCTTTTTCTTTAATATATTCTACCGTTTCTTGAATTGATTGTTGTAGTGTTGTTTTGGTTTCATAGTTCAACAACCACCGTGCTTTATCAGCAGAACAGTCGGCATGTTTTACTTCCCTTGGCCGGTCTGGCATATGAATTGCTTCGCCTTTAAATCCTGTTGCCTCTGCTACGAGTTTGGCCAATTCTTTGATTGTTACTGTGCCATCATCAGGACCAATGTTGATAATCTGACTGACAACTTTAGGATCAAGTGCCATTTTCTCTAAACAACCAACACAGTCATCGACATAAGAGAAACAACGAGTTTGTTGGCCATCACCATAAATGATTGCTGGTAATCCACGGAGATTACGATTAATCATAATACTCATCACATTACGGAAAGGATCATCATACTTTTGACGAGGACCAACAATATTATGTGGCACAGCAATGTTCCATTCCATACCATGAGTTTCACATAGAATCTTTAATACATCTTCACCGGCAACTTTGGCAACACCGTATGGGTCAACAGGTTGTGGTGTCATATCTTCTGTGAACGGATGAGGTTGATTGCCATATCGTGCCATTGAAGTGCAATAAACAAATCGTTTAACTTTATTTTGAATCGCTGCTGAAATGGTTGCAACAGATGCTTCAAAGATGTTTTTGGTAATAAAACTAGGAGAGAAAACAGAAAGGCCTTCGTGTGCCGTAGCGGCTGTATGAATAACCACATCAACACCTTGCATATAGAATGTCATACTTTCAACATCACAACAATCCACTACATGGAGTTTTGCGCCTTTAGGTACATTATCACGATAACCACCGATTAATGTGTCGTTACCAACTACTTCATGTCCTAATTCTAACATTCTATCAGCCAAATGACTACCTAAGAAGCCTGCAATACCTGTAATAAAAATCTTCATTTTAAACTCGCTTTAATATTGTTAGTCCATTATTATTATGGCGTCTTTCGACCAATTGCCATTCAGGATGAGAATCAATGAATTCTTGAACTGCTGGCCAAATACCTTTACCACCAAATTCACCACGGTCAGCAAATAAAGTAGTATCGTGAAATAAAATATATTTACGAACTTTGCCTGCGTGTAATTCTAATTCTTTTTGCACCTGCTCATAGATATGTAGACTATCCACCAACATCAAATCGGTTTCAGCAATTTCTACTTTACGAGTATCATCAACATGAAGTGTAACATTACGGCCAGCATTTTTGGCTGCATCAAAGAATTCACGGATACCAGGCTGTGGCATAAAC